TGTTCTACGTTACGGTCAACACAGTCCTGCCTGTCAGCAGCCTCGTCATCAGCCATAGCTGTTCCACCGATTACGGCATTGACCAAATCAACGCTGTCACCCATCGCTGCATAGTCTGCTGCTAGGGTATCGGAATCTCTATCTTCGTCACTCATTTTACTTCTCCTTTGGGTTTATGCTTCTAGTGCCGTTATACGGGCGGTTAATGCTTCAATTGTAGTTTGTTGCTCTTGGATGGCCTTGACTAACATGGGTACTAATGCAGACGGGGCTAATTGTTGTGTGCCGTCTGGGTCTTCATTCCAAATATTATGACCATTGGCAACATCTGAATGAGCGTCAATTACCGTTTTAACTTCTTGAGCTATGAAACCGTGGTGGGCCTTGCCTACGCCATATACAGGATCAGATGAATCTGCATCGTATTGAGGTAGCGTGTTTGCTACAGCGTTTTTGGCATTCCACTTAAAAGTAACGGGACGTAAAGCATTAATAAATGATAATCCAACAGTAGAAGACACAATATCTTTTTTAAGCCTTGAATCAGAAGCTGCCGCCCAAGATGTGTCACTGCCGTCGAGACTAAGAGTAGCGGTTCCACCAGCAGCTACGCCAATTCGTACAGTAGCTGCTCCTCCTCCGTTAACACCATTACCAATAACAACTTCATTATCTATCCCTGTCCCACTAGCCTCTACGTTGTATCCAATAAGGGTTTGATAATTGCCAGCTTGAGTAGTATTACCCGCTAGACCACCAATATGAGTGTTGAAAGTTCCTGTGGATACTGCGACTCCTGCGCTACTGCCAACAGCAGTATTATAAGTATTAGCAGCACTCGCAGTGTTTTGTGCCGATAAAGCATCTCTACCGATAGCGACATTATGTTGACCAACATCCTCAGTCGTTAACGCACCATAACCCACTGCCACGTTAGATGCCCCTGTTGTAAGTGCGTCACCTGCTATACCACCAATAAGGGTGTTGTGTGTGGCGGTGGTTACTGCATTACCTGCACTATCTCCAACAGCGGTATTGTAGGCATTTGTTGCACTAGTAAAGTTCTGTGTAAATAATGCTCCTGTACCGATAGCTACAGTCCTAGAACCTAGCGTATCAGTGCTTAAAGCACCGTATCCAATCGCAATATTATAATCAGCATCGGTAAGGGCATCACCTGCAAGGCCGCCTACGAATGTGTTTTGAACGCCTGTGGTTACTGCGTTACCTGCATTCTTGCCAACTGCCGTATTATATGTCCCAGTGGTATTAGCCTCTAATGAGTTTTTACCCACAGACGTATTCTCTGACCCAGTTGTGTTCGCAGTCAGCGCATCGTTTCCAATAGCAGTGTTGTTATCTGCCGTGGTATTAGCGTCTAAGGCATAAGTACCCAAAGCAGTATTTGAAGTTCCGGTGGTGTTTGACGTTAAAGCACTTAAACCAACTGCGGTGTTGTTATCTGCTGTTGTGTTGGCTCCTAGTGCAGAAGTACCCACTGCTGTGTTGCCTGCACCAGTAGTATTAGCGTCTAATGAATTCCCTCCGACAGAAGTATTGTATTGTCCGGTCGTATTTGCAAACAGAGCCTGTGAACCAACGGCAGTATTATAAGTCGCTGAAGTGTTAGCAGTTAAGGCATAATAACCAAAGGCTGTATTATTAGTTGCTGTGGTGCTTACTAATAAAGTACGAGCACCCACTGCTGTATTTCCTGAACCCGTGGTATTTGCTCCTAAAGCAGAATAGCCCATAGCAACATTTTCATCTGCGGTGGTGCTTGCGTCTAGTGCATAAGTACCCACGGCTACGTTGTTAACGCCGGTGGTGTTTGCTACTAAAGCATTTGAACCAACTGCGGTGTTGTTAGATGCGGTGGTATTTACTGCTAAAGCATTTTTACCCACTGCAACATTTGATGTACCTGTAGTGTTCAATGATAAAGCTACATCACCAATTCCTGTGTTGTTATCGGCAGTTGTATTAGCTCCTAAAGCATCTCTACCAACCGCAACATTACCGTCACCTTCCGTATTAGCGTCTAAGGCAGTGGCACCCACTGCAACATTCTGAGTCCCTGTGGTGTTTACCTTTAAAGCACTATGGCCAACCGCTACATTATTAGCTGCTGTCGTATTTGCCATTAAAGCATAAGCACCAGCCGCTGTGTTGGAAGAAGCTGTAGTATTAGCCCCCAAAGCACTTTGACCAATAGCTACATTTTCAATACCCGTTGTATTAGCATCAAAAGAATAAGAACCGACTGATACATTCTTAGTCCCTGTATCAATTAATTTTCCAGAATTATAGCCAATGGTAATATTCTTTTCGCCAGTTGTTATAGCAGCACCAGCATTGCTACCAAGAGCCGTATTATAAGCTCCGGTGGTGTTTGCCGCTAGAGCACTTCTACCAATAGCCGTATTAGATGCCCCAGTGGTGTTTGCGTAAAGTGCCGACGAACCTATTCCTGTATTGTCAGCAGCCGTTGTATTATTACCAAGAGCATCTGCCCCAAGGGCTGTGTTATGTTCGCCAGTTGTATTATCTGTTAAAGAAGCTGCACCGACAGAAGTATTGTAATCAGCCGTTGTGTTTGCCGTTAAAGCATTTTGCCCAATAGCCACGTTGTAATCCGCTGTCGTATTTGCATCTAAAGCATAGGCTCCTACTGCAACATTTGAAGTTCCAGTAGTATTTGCTCCTAAACTGTTATAACCAACGGCTGTGTTATTTGAAGCCGTGGTGTTAGCTTCTAAAGCACTTGAACCCACAGCAATATTATTAGACCCTGTGGTATTCGCTGTTAAAGCGTTATAACCCACTGTTGCGTTGTCATTTGCCGTGGTAGTAGAGTCTGCCGATAGACTACCAACAAAAGTGTTCCGAAGTCCTGTGGTTAGTACGCCTCCTGCATTATAACCAATACCAGTATTATGCATATCTGTGGCAGAGCCAATATTCTGAGTAGCTAAAGCATACGCCCCAACAGCAGTTGATTTATATCCTAAAATATTAGTACCTAATGCGGTATAACCAATAGCTGTGTTGAAATTCGCCGTCGTGTTTGCATCTAAAGCCGCAGAACCCACAGCAGTGTTATAAGCGCCCGTGGTGTTTACCGTTAAAGCATCATTACCAAAAGCCGAATTATGTGCACCTGTAGTACTTGCAGTTAAAGCAGAATGCCCCATAGCTGTGTTATAACTAGCTGTGGTGTTTGCCCCTAAAGCACCATAACCTACTGCATTATTTCTTTCTCCAGTTGTATTTGCGTCTAGTGCATAAGTACCCACAGCAGAATTATAAGCCCCCGTGGTATTAGCCGCTAAAGCTCCATACCCTATCCCTGTATTACTTCCAGCCGTTGTATTTGCGGCTAAAACACCTCCACCGACAGCAACATTCTCTTGCCCAGTAGTATTTGCGGTTAAAGTTCCATAGCCAAGGGCTGTGTTATTATGTGCTGTGGTGTTAGCGTCTAAAGCAAAAGTACCTAGAGCCGTATTTGAAGCTCCGGTGGTGTTGACCTCTAATGAGTTTCTGCCAATTGCTATATTATAAGCCCCAGTAGTGTTGGCTCCTAAACTGCCATAACCAACAGCAGTATTGTCATTGGCCGTAGTATTAGCGTCTAAAGCAAAACCACCCACAGCCACGTTTCTTGTGCCAGTGGTGTTTGCCCCTAAAGAAGCATAACCAACAGCGGTATTGTAAGCAGCCGTAGTATTTGCATCTAAGGAATAAGCACCCAAAGCAACATTAGAAGCTCCAGTGGTATTAACCTGTAAAGCATACGCACCAAAAGCTATGTTGTAATTAGCATCGGTGTTAGCCGAAAGGGCGCTGTAACCCAAAGCAGAATTTTCTGCGCCTGTGGTATTAGCGTCTAAAACATAAGCACCCACAGCGACATTTGAAGCCCCAGTGGTGTTGGCCGTTAAAGAGTTATAACCAATTGCTGTATTATTAGATGCTGTCGTATTTGCGTCTAAGGCTTGAAAACCCACAGCGGTGTTAGATGCTCCGGTGGTATTTATATCCATAGCAAGGTAGCCAATGGCTGTATTACCAGAACCTGTGGTATTATTTCTAGCGGCTCCATAGCCCATAGCTGTATTAGCGTCTGCCGTAGAATTGTCTTCTAAGGCTCTTCTGCCTACAGCGACATTAGTACCGCCCGTAGTGTTGGTCTTTAAAGAATCTTGACCGATTGCCGTATTGCTACCTCCGGTTGTATTAGATGTTAGTGCTGAAAGTCCAACAGCTACATTATATGAGCCTGTGGTGGTATCGCCCATAGACCCCTGACCTAGAGAAGTATTTTGCTCTCCGGTGGTATTAACAAGTAAAGCCCCTGAACCTACCGCCGTGTTGTAAGATGCAGTGGTATTCGCCCCAAGGGCATTATCTCCGATAGCGGTGTTGTCATCACCACTGGTAACTGCATCAAGGGCTGCTTCACCTATAGCTACATTGTCGGTTCCTGTAGTTAAGGCTGTACCTAGTGACCCACTACCTAAACCGATATTACCTGTACCCCCTGTTAAATCGAGCACATCAGTAACTGCCGCACCACTTCCTGCGCCATCGCAAACGACCATCTTAATCCCGCCATTAGGAATGACGACATTGGCTCCTGAGCCTTGAGAAATAGAAACTGTGTATCCAGAGCTATTTTGAATAACCCAAGTTTTATTAACTGTGTTTGGAGCAAGCGTTACTGTGTTTAAAGCACTAATTGATCCTGCAAGGGTAAGAAAATAGGATCTGGCTGCATCTGATGCACCATCTGCCATAGTAATAGTATGAGTAGTTCCAGTAATTGTTTCAGAACCACTACCCCATGCCTCCCCGATCAACTCAAGGTTGGTATTGGTGGAGGCTCCCCACGTTCCCGATTCATCTCCGGTCGTGATTTCTTTTAATCGTAGGTCATTTACATAAGTTGCCATTTAAGCTACCTCCTCCCAATCAGGCGTTTGAGTGTCTGAAACATCTGTCCAACTCGGCGTTTGACTATCTTCCACATTTGTCCAACTCGGCGTTTGACTATCTTCCACATTTGTCCAACTCGGCGTTTGAGTTTCATTAATACTACTCCAATTTGCATCCTGCCCAGGAATGATGTTACCCCAGACCAAAACATCGCTTGTTTCACCTTCAGCACTAACTCCAGTAACTTGAACATTAGCATCAGCAGAAACACTGACAGACCCTTCAGAAGCGGTTGCAGAAACGCCGGTAGGCGAGACAACCGCTGTCCCAGTAACTGTAACTGAACCCACACCCGATGTTGCACTGATCCCGGTAGGCGAAACAACCGCCCCTGCCGTGATTGTAACTGACCCAACCGAAGCTGTCGCAGAAACGCCTGTAACCGCAACGTTCGCATCTGCCGAGATGGTAACTGAACCCACTGCGCTGGTTGCACTGATACCCGTGGGCGAAACAACTGCTGTGCCCGTAACAGTAACCGATCCAACTGCCCCACTAGCTGATAGGCCAGTGACTGAAACATTCGCATCTGCAGAGACAGTAACCGAACCAACAGACCCCGTTGCCGAAATACCCGTAACAGAGACATTCGCATCTGCTGAGATTGTAACCGAACCAACCGCACTAGTTGCTCCTGGGACAGCAACATCCCCACCCCAAGTGCCTTCGCCCCAACCGTGGGTTGAGCTATTCCATCCCTGAAATGCAACAATGGTGTCAGCCACATGTTAATCCTATGCAATCCTAATAATAGCGTTACTTGCATCCGCTGCTGGGAATTGTATTGTAAAATCTCCACTAGTCGATGTTTTATCTGCTCCAAAATCTAAAACAATCACCCCTCTATTTGCCGATCCAGCCGCAGTAGAGGAGTTATAAATTAAGGCTCCTCTCGCAGTGATTGTAGAACTACTCCAGGTAAGATCTGAAAAGTCTGTTAAAGCAGTTGTACTAGATGTAGTAGGGGTTACATTAGTTAAAGCTGCCCCACCAGCGGTATAACCAGTCCCAGAAACTTCATTAGTTGTACTATAGGCCGTGGTAGAAGCACTCATTGTTGCACTAGAAGTATACAATGCAGTTTTAAAAGCATTCCCACTTCCAGTAGTGGTGGTCGTTCCTCCACCAGAACCGCTTGTAAAATTATGAATCCCTTGCAAGATCTCTTGCTTAAAGGAAGTGCACATTGCTTGCGTAATAGCCATTAGAATGTCCTCAATATTTCAGCCATATCCTCATGACCTTGTGATTTAAGCAAATTATATAATGTGGTTTTATCACTATTAATTGCCTCTTTCAAAGAATCTACTATAATATAGTACATCCGCTCCTTAAATACTTCTGCCTGTAGCTTAATGACAGGATCAGCTGAATCACTTATAAAAATAATTTTATCAACTGCTCTTGTAGCTATTTCTTCAGGGGTAAACCCTCTATTGCTAGTGGTTTTAACTTCCACCGCTCCTGGTTGAACTTCTACTTTTACACTAAACATTATCCAGCCCTAGTAATATCATAACGGTATTCATCTCTAACTCCATAACCTTCTCCTAATTTCTTCAACCCTAATAAGGATTCTTGAAATCTTTGATCATAGTTAGCCAATTCTTCAGGGGATTTTAAGAAATTAACCGCTTCAACTAAAGACCCATACAAAAGGGAATTAGGCGCATTAGTTGAAAGCCAAGTAGTTCCTGAATCACTTCCTGCGGTTAAAGAAGCAGGTCGGTATTTATAATGAAGTTCAAAAGTATAGTTAACCCCTGCGCTTGGATTATCTGGGGTAGGAGCTAGTAAAAATGTCGTATCATCAAATTGTGAATAATACAAAGGAAGGCCAGTTGTAGAAGCATTGGGCGTATAATCTCTTATAAAAGAGACGTGTTTATATAACAAATAAGTATATACCCCACTGGCAATAACTGCCAAACTTGAAGGGGCTAAAAAATCCGAGGGCATAGATAAATAGCTATTGTCTGCAGTAGCTGTACCCGTCACATTTTTATGAAAAACAGGTAACTCGACTGCTTTAAGAATTCGTTCTTCAGCTTCTTTTATAAAAACAGAAAGATTAGAATCAAATGTAGTTTCAGAAACCTCACAGTAGTCTTGAATAGCTGTTTTTAAAGTTCCGTATGTAAAACTCATGTCGTCACCACCGTTACAGTTCCTACTTCACCCGTTGCAAATTCTCCTAAAAACATACTCCCAATAGGATCTGCTGTATTGGGAGATGGTCCACCAATAGTAACCCCAGTAGCAGTTACATTTATAGGCCCTGTCGTAATAATAACCCCTAATTGCGATTGAGGTAAGGGAATTTCTGGTCTTGGCTGTCTTAACGATTCCGGATCAGTAGGATGAGCAGGAGGTTCCAATTGAGGGTTTTTTGGTTCATAACACTCTGAACACACTTTAAACCCAGTCCACTCTCTCTGCATTTTTAAATAACGAGTTCTAAACCCACACCTATCACAAACACCGTATGAAAATTTACCAAGAGCGTATGACATCAGACATAACTACGTTGTGGTACTAAATGAACCGAAGATCTATCTTCATCATATCGAATAGCATTAACTAAATGTTGCTCGTATATAGGAGCAAGCAACTGAGCTTTTTCAGGGTTCTTTTTAAGGGCTAATTGAAAAGCTAATCCTGAAACAAGACAAGGCATAAAACGACTCGGAATATCAATGTCGTTAATCGAAGCGTCTATATCTTGGATTCGTTTCCAACGAGAGGATAAAAAGATATCAGTTGAATTTTCTGGAGCTGGCCAAACATATAAAGTAGGGGTGGTTGTTCTTTCAATATAGAACTGAGTACACCTTGCTTCAGTGTTCTTATTGGGTATATTCAAATACTCATTTCGATCAATGCGACTAACTTGGAAATCAGTTTGGATTGAATTAACTGTTCTCCTAATAATCGCATCTAATATATCAATATCGTATTCGTTTAAAGTATAAGAAACTTGGCCTTTTGTTAAGGTTAAAGAGTTCTGTTCTACTTCCCATAGTTGAACACCACGGTTAGACCAATCCGCGAACATGATATTCATAGATCTTCTGGCTGTTACACCATCATATCCTGTGCGGTATTCTAGCCCTGCAAGCTCAAAAGCCTCTTCAATAGCTGTAGCTGCATTAAGACTAAATGATCTAGTCCCAGAAGTAGCCATTTAGTAGTGCTTCAATAAATCAAGAACAATCACATAGGTATCAAGATTAGCTGCTCCTATGGTGGTTAGGTTAATATCCCCGGTTTTTCCACTACCAGAAGTATTTTTTATACCACCGAACTCACTAAAGTCCATATGCCCGTTACTTGACTCTGCTAATGCTAACGCAATCGTGTCGGTACTAGCATCCCAAAATAACTGTACTTGGGTAAAACCAGTAACAGAGTGGTGCACTTTTTCAAGTGTTACACCACTACACGCAGTTCCGTCGGCTTTTGCATTTAACCCACTAACATCTACTTTAGTAACGGCACTTTCACCCGTACCGTCACTCAAGTTAGTTAGTTGGATGACTGCTCTATGAGTACCATCAATAATAGTCGTACTGCTTACTGCATCTGCCATTTTTCATCTCCTTAGTTAACCGGATTAAGCGTCAGCAAAAGGAGTAACTAAAGTACCTGAACCTAGCAGTTGCCCTTCAACATGATATTTAGCACTAGCTATAGCAGTAATACGAATAATGCTCCCAACTAAACCACCCTTGGTAGTTCCGTTTTGGGTAATTACATCATTAGATGAACCAGAGATAAAGCTTTTTCCAGCTGCACTGTCATCTATGCCCGTGTATGAACCACCAACAAACTTATCAGTGCCGTCTGTCTTGATATCCATGTCAGTTGCCGCAGTTACGACTATAAAAGTAAACTGAGCACCTAAGTTTGCTAACTGATTAGGATCACCTTTATCAGTGGGTTCCGTGACAACAATGCTAGGTAGCGTAAACACGCCATCGGCATCATTACAAAGAAGCGGTCGACCCGCATGAGCAGCCACAGTAATTGTAGTATCAGCCGTTAAGCTAACAACACCACTGTATCCTGCGTTTATGAGACCGGCAAGCGATCTAATTGGACCAGCGAAAGTAGTCTGAGCCATTAGGTTTCCTCCTTACGAAAGGGTTGGCCCTAGAGTCTTCGTAAGCGTCTGCTGGGACAGTCGCTAGGGCTATTTTTTCCCAGAAAAAATCAGGGGAAGTTACCTTCCCCTTTTTTTAGTTAAGCCCCCGGAGAACCAAAAATACCTCTCCAGTCACTAAAGCCAAAGCTATACCGCTCTCTCGCCTTATACCGAACATTTCCGGTTTCAAAATCACCTTCCATGTTTGTTGATACAGGGGTACGAGTAAAATGCTTCAAGCCATTAGGAACATCTGTTTTCAAGAAGAAAGCATCTGTATCCGTTAAGAAATGGTTTACTACATATCCTTCTGGAACCATTCCCATATTTCGAACAGCATTTATATCGTTGTCAGCAGTACCTACCCTTCCTGGAGATTCTAGCAAACGATCTGCTACAAACTGCAAAGCGGAGGGGATAAGGAGCTTACGAGCTTGTGCATTGATCTTCAAACCTCGCTCATCCTCAAAAGCAGCAATATCTATTAAAGCTTGCTCTAATGAAGTTTCGTTAAGGTCTGCCGATGTAGACAGCTCATTCTTTTGGGTTTCATTGGCTACAGTAGGATGAGCCGTAGAACAAAGTTCTACACCGTCTCCACCAAGATAAGAAGAACTAAATGCATTATTCAATACATTTGCTCCTTTTATATTCTTAGTCTGCATCATTGAACGTGCTAGTGCACGAGTGTATCGAGAAGAAAGGGTATCGTAGAGATTATCTTCGATAGCTTCTTCAGTTAATGAAAATGCCAAAGCAATTGTTTCATGAGTGTAGCGTGCAGTATATGACTCTTGTGCAGTGTCATATGTCACATTACTACCTTCACTCTTAACTGGTGCTTCTCCAAAGCCAGTCAACATAACTTCTTCCTCAAAAGCCCTTTCAGAACTTTCAGAATCAAAAATGTCGTCATACTCTGCGGCATATCTATCATACTCTAAGCCAAAGAGAGCATGAAGGCCGGGAACAAGCTCTTTTACGAGTTGTGCTCTATTAATTGCCATTAGTTACTCTCCTAAACTGCGAATGTGTTAGTTGGGAACGTAAACATGGCTCTTGCATAAGCACCAATAGCATTACTTGGGGCATCTACAAAACCAACACAGAGAGCAATACCACTAGAAGTAGTACCAGTTACGCCCTCTTTTGAACGTCCGTTATTAGTGGAACCAGCTGTTGTACTGAGTGTATACTTATTACCAATAAAGCTTACGGCAGGAGTTCCTGCAGTAAATTGCGCTTCATAGATAATAGCAGGGTCAGTATAAACATAAGCTTCCGCATCTGCTGAACCAAGGGTAGCTGTAGAAGCTTTCCATTGATTTGACCATTGCGGGGCACCATTGGTATCGGTGTACTGGACACCGTAAAAAACACCCACGGGAGTGCTAGTTGCAGTTCCCTGGATAATATAGCCCGAAGAAAGCGTCACAACATCACCACTAAAAATAGCAGCACTAGTAGCACTTGCAATACGCATTTTCTTAGGTCTAATAACCCCACCATACATGTGGGAGGCGGGTGTAAAGCCGTTAGGGGCGTCTACATTTGCCATAGGTTTCTCCTAAAAAAGAAAATTAATCGGAGTCACTATTTCTAGGACTTCCGAACGAAGTTTTAGAATTCCGTCGAATATCCGATTCTGTAATCGGCATTCGTGGATCACTATCTCGCATTAAATCATTATCGACTCCATGCAATTGATCATCAGTTACTGCTTTATAGTAATGATTTCTCTCTGCTACAGTCTCTTCTGGTATTTTTGCGAGAATAAGGCCACCTACTCCAATGACGCCAGCGTGTCTTCCTTCGTCAATTGTTGGGGCATCAAAATCGGGATGATCCTCTGCGCGAACAGGTTCAAATCCTTCACGAATACGTTTAGACATATTCGCTCGATCATCATGCCCTCTGACTTCTGCACGTAACCAGCGGTGTTTAAAACCATCTGGGGCTTCAGGGGCGTCTAACATTGAAGGCGGTTGCCAAGGTTTTCTGCGAGTTTTAGATCCTCGGGATTCTGCAGATCTGGAGGTACGATCTGTCATTTTATACTCCTTTTCAAACGTACTTTGCGTACTCTTCAAGTGGCACACCTATTCTTTTTGCAATTGCAATCTGAGAAGGTGATAAACTAACTTGGCGTGCTCCTCGGTTAGAAGCTCCAACCCCACGGCTAGATCCTGCAACCTGTTGCACGGTTTTTTGCTGCTCAAATTTATTAGGAAAATACTCCTTCAATTGAGCATCTAGCTGTTGATAATAGTCTTGAGAAGTTGGGTCAACCCCTTCTTGTCTTAAACTTTCATCAATAGCTACTGCGGCCCCTGTCATTGGCTTATCCTCACCAAACCATGGGTTTTTTTCAGCCCAAGCTTCAGCTTGTGGATCAGGTCTTCTGACATCAGGACGCTGCTGATTTGAATTTACTTGATTATTTTGACGATTACTAGTAGATTGTCGTCTATTTTGTATTTTTTGACGAGATTGTGCCCTTTTTACGTTCTGTTCTTCCAAAGCAGACTTTGCAACAGCTTCCGTCGCTAATACAATTGCCTCAGAATCACCTAGTTCTTGAGCCTCTTTTAATACGTTTCGGGCACGCTCTCCTTCAGATTTAACTCTTGCGTCATATTCAGAAACTAAATTAGCGTCAGAAGAAGATAGCCTTGTTTGCAAGCTCTGCTTCTCCTTATACACTGACTGAGCATAAGTAAGGGCTTGATCCCGCTGCCTCTCAGCTTCGCGCATTCGATAAGTTAATTTATCAATGCGCTTTTTAACGGAATCACTATACTGATCTACTTCAGTAGTGTGTTCTTCAGTAGTAGCCTTTTGCTCAGAATGGTCATCATCAGGCTGTTTTTCCTGAATAACATCCGCTTCATGTATATCAACTTCTTCTTCGGGTAATACTAATTCAATCTGTTGTTCTGACATCACGGTTCTCCTTATTGCAGAATAGATTCAGGATCTGAGATAACAGCTAGGATCTCATCATCGTTTAAAAGACGCATTTCGCCACCTTCAATACGAAAACGAGCACCAGCGTATCTTCCAAAAATAACCCAATCACCCTCTTTACACCAAGGCCCATTAGGAAATTTATCTTTATCTGCGTATGCATTAGGCCCTAAAGAAACAATAAGCCCCACAATAGTGGCTATTTTTTCTTTATCTAATGTTTGTTTAGCAAGCATAATACCACCACGAGTGGTGACTTTAGGCTCGAAAGGCAGAATTAAAATTCTGTAACCTGTAGGAACAGGTAATTTATCAGCGTGGGCTTCTAAAGTTTCAGGACTTAACTTAGATTCTTCAGTCTCTATCGAATCTTCACTAGACCCAAAATTTAGGACACGTTCAGGTACTTCAGCCATCGTTCTCTTCCATATTCTCATGCAGGTTTACTATTTCTTTCTCAGTGAAATTTAAACCTGAAATTTCCCCAACAATACGTTGGTACTGAGCAAAGTCTTGTGCACTTCCCGAAGCAAGTGTGTGTTTAAGAGCCTCTTGACGTTCGCGGATTTTGCGAAGCAGAAACTCGGAAATTTTTATAAAATCCATAGGCTAATTAATATAGCTTGTGAACGAAGTTCCCTTTGTTGCTGCGCCCACCCCTTTAATTTTTTTCTGTTTTCCAAGCTCAGAAACGGTACTAACCTTACAGGTCTTTGCCTGAGCATAACCTTTATTTGAAGCTTTCATCGAATTAACCGTTGCTTTTTTAGGACGTTTATTACCAGCTTTGGGATACTCTTTATTTGCATATTTCATAAGATTCCTTATTTTTGCTC